AAATAAACGATATAATGCACTACTTAGATAGCAATACAGACTTTGACAACCCTATAACTCTACATGTTAATACTAGAGCAGATTCTAGTGTTCTAGTGGATGCTGAAGTGTATTCTGAAAATGAGAATAAATTAACTTACTCGGAATCTAATGTATCAATAACTGATGGACCTTATTACCAATCAATTACCTTAGGGTTTAATGGTGATTTAGAGGATAAAAAAACATACACAATACTACTCAAGCTAGGAGGGATTCTAGTTTACCAATCTAAAATATACGTAGACTCTAATAAAGACTTTACAAATCAAGAAGTTAGAATGACTAGCGGAGACTATGTATCTAAAACCACAAATAACGACTTTATAATTATATAATATGAACATAATAAATTTATCAGGCTATGAAATGCCTAAAGCAATAGAAGATAAGCGTAAAGAGTACGTAGCTTATGGTGAGGATAACGATTACTACACTTTCCTTATCGATGCTTATATGCACTCAGCTACTAACAATGCTGCTATACGTTCAATTTCTGATAATATATACGGAGAAGGAATCTGTATAGAAGGTAAGGAGAAGGCTTCTAACGAGGTTAAAGAGCTTAGGTCATTCATTAATCACAGAGACTTAAAAAGAATCATTCAGGAGCGTAAAATGCTAGGACAGGCTGCTATTCAAGTGATCTATTCTAAAGCAGGTAACGATCGTAAAGTGGTGAAAGTTAAGCACTTCCCTATCCACACATTAAGACCTGAGAAGATGGACGGTGAAGGAGTTATAGCTGCTTACTATTACCATCCTAATTGGAGTGAAAAAAAGAGAACAGATAAACTTAAAAGAATCCCTACATTCGGAAACTCTACAGAAAAAATAGAACTATATATATTAAAACCTTATGTATCAGGGTACGACTATTTTAGCCCTGTCGACTACTCAGGAGCTCTACCTTATACATCTATAGAAAATGAAATCTCAGACTACTTGCTAAATGAAACTAAAAATTCTTTCAGTGGAACTAAGGTCATCAACTTCAATAATGGAATACCTGATGTAGAGCAGAGAGATGCTATAACTAGAGATGTAAAGTCTAAGCTTACAGGGTCTAAAGGTCAAAAGATGATTGTAGCTTTTAACGATAATGCAGAGTCTAAGACTACTGTAGAGGATATATCTTTAAATGATGCTCCTGCTCACTATGAGTACTTATCTAATGAAGCTATGAGTAAGATACTCGTAGGACACAGAATCACTTCACCTATGCTTTTAGGTATTAAGGATGGAGGTAATGGATTAGCTTCTAATGCTGATGAAATTAAAAACGCTTCACAATTATTTCAATCTACAGTTATCAATAGCTATCAGGATGAAATTTTAGATGCTCTTACTGAGATAATGGAATTAAATGGAGAAGTACCTGAAATGTATTTTATTACTTCACAGCCTATTGAGTTTACTTCTAACGATCAAGAAACTGAAGTAGCTGACAATAAGGAAGTTGAAGCTCCTGTTGAAGAGGATGAGGCGAAAAATGAAGATGATACTAAATTATCTTCTCACGAAACATTAACAGTAAGTCCTAAATTTATTAAGGATGCGTTAGAATTATATAAAGCTACTAAATAGTATGTGTAAATCTGTAAACGGAATAGCTGACATTCATATATACTTACAACGTATAGGAGAAGATGTAGACGAGTCTGAGTGGGCTTTAGCTGATGCTAGGATAGATTTAGACGAGTCTGAGGATGAAGATATAGAAGCTATGTTAAATGACACGCTAAATGTCTCTCTAAGCCTCTCAGGAGACACTAGGCAGAAAGACAGTGTACAAGACTCTAAGTTCATTAAAGTTCGTTACAGGTACGCTAAAAAGACTAAGAGACATGGTTCTAGTGGATCTAAGTCTAGAGACTTCTGTAGAATGATGCATTCAAGTAAAAAAGTATATAGGAAAGAAGATATATTAAAGATGCAGTCTGATGGAGTTAATTCTAGAATGGGACACAATAACCAACCCTATAGCATTTGGTTGCACAAAGGCGGTGTTAACTGCTACGATGTATGGGAGCGTGTTATATATATTAAGAAAACAAAGAAAGATGGTAACCCTTATGGAGGAGGAGCTTTAAGAGGGACCAATAAAAGTACTGTAGGACAAGCTAAGAAAAAAGGCTTTGATCCACAGAATAGAAAACAGAAAAATAACAAACGTGTAGCGGAGGCTCAGATAGATAGAACCGATAAAGGTCATCATCCTTCGTACGTTAAACCTAAAAAAAGAAGATAATGGCACAAGCTTTATTTATTACAAAAGATGACCTAGTAAGGCAAACAGCTTTATCAGGTAACTTAGATTTCGATAAGATAGTACATTTTATTAAGATTTCACAGGATATACATATACACCAATTGCTAGGGAGTAGATTATACAATAGACTTCAATCAGACATCATAGGGAACACTTTAAGCGGTAATTATGAGATACTAGTAATGGACTATATTAAACCTATTTTAACTCAATACAGCTTCTTAGAGTACTTACCTTTTAGTCAGTACACAATATCTAACAAAGGAGTATTTAAAAGTAAATCTGAGAACTCGGATATACCTGATAGCTCAGAGATAGATAGAATGAAAGAAGCAGCTAGGAATACAGCAGAAAGCTATTCTAACAGAATGGTAGACTATTTAGAGTACAACTCTACATCTTATCCTGAGTATCTAACTAATAACAATGAAGAGATTTCACCTAAAAAGAGAATTAACTTTGGAGGGTGGCACATTTAGAAAACATGGAAGAAATACAAGACTTCAAAATAACTAGACTAGAGAATGAGGTGTCATTCTTTAAAGCAACTACTCAAGAATCTATGTTAGAGAACGGTAAGAGATTAGATAGGATAATATCTATTTTAGAGGATGACGATTCTATAAACAAAAAAGGACTTGTGTCTCAAGTTAAAGACATGGAGGCTAGGATGTATAGTCTAAATAACTTCTTAAAAGCTTATAAATTAGCTATAGCAATGATTGCAGGATTATTTACTGCTATAGGGGCTGCTATAGGCACATATATTAACTTTAAAAAAATGTAATGAGACTTACTAAAAACTTCACAAAGAGAGAGTTTAAAAGTAAAGACGGTTCTAAGATGCCTGATAGTGTGTTAGAGAACGTAAAAGAATTAGCTGAAAACCTTCAAGTATTAAGAGACTTCTTAGGTGAACCCTTAAGAATAAACTCTGCTTACAGGTCTGAAGCTCACAATAAAGCTGTAGGAGGATCTTCTAAGTCACAGCATTTGCTAGGTAAAGCTAGTGATCTGAGAGTCAAAGACTTAGATAGTGAAGACTTATATCACATTATAGAAGCTCTTATAAATGAAGGTAAGATAAAAGAAGGAGGGCTCGGTCTTTATAATTCTTTTGTACATTATGACATTAGAGGCACTAGGGCTAGATGGAACTTTAAAAAATAATATTATGAGTGATAATCCAAAATTAAGAAAAAACGGAGGTAAAGGAACTGCTACAGGTAATTTCTTGAGATCTATTAACTTCTCTAAAGTAGCTGAAGTTATAGGTAACCTATCTATGGGAGATGTAAAGTCTGCTATACAAGTTATATCTAATAAAGATAACGGAATGACTGAAGCAGAGAGAGCTTATGCTTTACAAGTTATGCAGTTAGATGCTGAAGAGATGAAAGGAGTAACTAATAGATGGTCCTCTGATATGAGTTCAGATTCATGGCTATCTAAGAACGTTAGACCTTTAAGTCTTATATTCCTCACTGTAACTACTGTAGCTCTTATATACTTAGACTTCTACAATTCTAGTATAGAAGTTCCTAAAGAATGGATTGAGCTTCTTAAATCGCTTCTTTTAGGTGTTTACATTTCTTATTTTGGTAGCCGCGGACTAGAGAAATACAAGACTATATCTAATAAATAACTAATTGAGAGCTTAATCGCTCTCTTTTTTTTTAAACATAGCTATCCTGTATACGGTTTTTTTTTGACTTTATATTACTTTTTAAATTTTCACATCACTTTTTATAAACATCACTTTTTAAATTTGTTTACTTTTTAAATAGTTAACTTTTTATATATTAGCTTTTTAAATAGTGAATTTTATATTATATATTTATAATAAGTAAAGATATATATTTTAAAGACATGGCAAAGATACGGTTTTTTTCTGACAAAAGCAAATTTTT